GTTTTATTCTAACCTTTCAACCAACTATCGACTTCCAAAGCATACCATTCCATCATTTTTACGCGTTCCTCCCAATATTCAGCACGGTTATAAATGCCGCGGATCTTGTCTTTTGGAACATGGGCAATCTGATATTCAATAACGTCGTATCTGAAATTTCCTGAATTATTTGCGTGTGTAGAAAATACAGATCTAAAACCATGCGTCGTCATCTGCCCTGCATATCCATTACGCTTAATGATGGCCAAAATACTTTCAGATCTCGCTGGAAAATCGGGTTTTCGAGCATGTTTAAAAATATATCCATCGTTAATACGTCTGTCATGCATGGATTTAAACAGCTGAATGGTTTGTTCCGTCAGTGGCACAACATGATCCCGACGCATTTTCATTCTGGATGCTGGAATAACCCATTCACGTTTTTCAAAATTAATTTCTTTTGTGTCCCATCGTGCAAATAAAAGCTCAGAAATACGGACAGCTGTATAACATGCAAGTTTAATTGCAATCATCAAATCATCTGAAACTTGGCAATGTTGCACCTTTTGCCAAAATTTTGGCATTTCTGCTGGTTTTAATGCCGCTAAATTCTCTACTTCTTGTTTAGGTATAACATCTGCCACCAGTAGGCATGGATTTTTTTCTGTATAGTCAGAAGCTATCGCAAAATTAAAGACATCACTCAATAGCCTTAAAGAGCGCTTTGCAGTTTCTATTGTACCTTTGGCCACAATGTTTTTAACGCTATTAACTACCTGCTTTCGTTCTATTTCATCAATACTAATGGCTTCAAATTCTTCAGTGATATAGCCAAGCCTATAGACCACGGTATCTATATATTTTTGACTTGTCCAACGTGGACGCATTATAGCAAGCCATTCTTCAATAACTTCCTTCACTGTTGGAACATCAATTTTTTTACCTGAAAGCTGTTGTTTAAAGTCACGGGCCAATTGCCTTGCATCTTTACAACTTATGCCAGGATATTCACCAAGTGTTTTTTGATTCTGTTTGCCCTGGTATCTATATGCTAAAACCCATTTTTTCTTCCCTGTCGGAAAAATTGAGATAATTAGCCCTTCTCCATCGGCCATTGAATAGCGTTTTTCTTTTGGTTTTAAATTTTTGACTTGTGTGTCTGAAAGCATGCAGGTGTTATACCAGTATAACAAAGGTATAACATATTAATTTGATAGACCGTGATTTTCAATGATTGGTCGTGATTATTAATGACAGGTAATGACCAACAAAAAAGCCCTGAAATCGTTAAATTTCAAGGCTTTTCTGAGGGTTTATGATCAATTCTGATACTTACTGATTGACCATGATTACATCATTTGGTGGAGGTGGCGGGAGTTGAACCCGCAAACATCAAACACAATAAAACTCAATCAAACTCAGACCTTTTGAATACAAGGGTTTGCACTTTTAATTTCTAATAGAATATGACTGTTTTACACGTCAGTCTGTCAAAAAACCTGTCAAGACCTTATTCATTTCAACTAGGCATTCTGTAAATGGTTCAGATGTCTTTGTAAAAAAGTAGTCATTCAATAAATCAGTCTTACCTCATTTTCATTAATTCACACACTGCACACATACAGTGACATGCACCTTTGTCGAAATCGAATGTGCTGTGCAGCCTGAAAGCAGGATGCACAGCAATAATGCTTTGATCATGATAGAAACAAAGCCTTTTCTTTAGCACGTCGATTCACAAGCCCTTGCATATGTTTACCGCCTGCATTCACCCATACATCAAACTGATCTGCAGCACCACGAATATCATTGGCATTCAACTTTTTAACCAACGTCGATTTGCTAAATGCATTAGTCCCAATGTTGTAGGCAAGTGATACCAGTGCATCAAACTGATTTTGATTAAGTTGCACTGTGACTGCCTTATTTACAGTAGCTTCAAACTTCTTTAAATCATGTGCCATGTATGTCTTAGCTTGTGCTTCCGTGCAGGTATCACCTTTCATAACTTTAATGCCGTTCGGGTAAACTGTGGTACCGAAACCAATCGTCCACACTCCCACTCCATCGTCATAGGCAGTAAGTCTCTTACCTTCAAAATTACAGATCAGGTCTATCCCACTTGGGCTGATGTGCATTTCATCTGTGGCGATACCCAGCATATCATTCAGGTCATCATAGGCGGTTGCAATTAACTTATCTGCAGCATCAACCTGCTTTTGGGTGAGTTTGCCACCACTGATCTTTCGCAGGAAATCAAATATGTGTTTCATTATGGGCTACCCTTAACTTTAGGCTGTGCAATCTTACGGCCAATGTACGCCAATGCAGGCAATACAACTGAAAGCAAAATAGCATGGTATTCAGTCGGAATGAGTTGTGTGTTGATGCCCTCTTGAATTAAAACAGGAAGAACACCCAATAAAAAAGCTCCGATAATTGGGAGCTTTACAGATAAATATTTCCAGACGTTTTCGGGGATGAATTTCATTTTTGATAATTCCTAATGGTTGATACGTCGGACTCAAGACGAGCCGTTTTTTCCTTAAGGAGTGAGTTTTCTTGTGCATTCTGGATAATTGAAGATCCGACCCATGTGCACACGCCAATAAAAACCCCTGCTAGAAGTGTTAAGGCAATACGAATGACATTCAGGCCACCATCGAGTTGAGCTGATTTATTTTCCAGCACACCAACCCGGGTAATAATCGAATCAATATCTTTGCGGTTTTCAGCACTCATGTTTTGGTGCGCTTCGTTAATGAAGGTCAATCTGGTTACGTGGTCGGACAGCATTCGAATGTCAGACTGCATTGAATCAATCTTCTTCTCTACTCTGACCCCGTACGACTCGTTGTCGGTCATAAGACCCCCTGAAATTTGGTAATAAAAAAGCACCCTATTGGGTGCGGTTAAGCTTGTCTTTGTTAGTTTCCAAAGCCTGTGTAAACATCATGCTCATAAGGACAATAAATTATGTTTTCAAAAAAACCTGAGTAAGATTGTGATTGGTTGTTGCCGCTTACATTTCGCTGAGCAACCAGTTGAACTTGTAAAGTTGTTGCGTTAGGAAAAGAAAGTACAGGGCGGTAGTGCGTGCTTGCATAGGACACCCCGCTGCTGCTAATGCGGTACGCTGCGTAAAATGGAAGGGATGAACGCTGGGAAATATATAAGTGCTGCTGATTCACAGTCGCAGGCAGGGCTAGGGTGTACGTTGCAGCTACTCCAACGCCAGCGCCAACACGCACCCCTCCATGTAATGTGCCGACGTGCTGTAAATACCCTTTAAGCGCATCGAAAACCAATTCTTGCTGTGCGTTATATACCAACATTCCCAGCTTACTTGGTGTCATTTTCGCGGTGGTATATAAGCATAACTGTATTGGTGAGTTTGGGGTATCTGCTACGACAGAAACACCTAGTTCGTATCGAGCTAGAGTATTATCGTACCGTATAAATGTTAGCGCACGGAAAGCCTCATTGTTATCATTGCGTGCAAACACCATTAAACGCCTGCGCACTTCAGTCAATCCAGCCTCGGTGTCTGGGTAGTCAAAACCAAGTGCGCGAAGTGACGGCCCGAAAGCAAGTATATGCTGCTGGTAGCTGTACGCCCACTCGTTTGTAGGTGTCCGATAGTTAGACGCTGGTTTCAACGTACTACCTGTAAATACTTGCTTTTTTATCAGAAACTTGGGTGTAACGAACTGATCATCAATAACAACATTCGCGTTATCGTTGCGTATCTCAAAGTACTTAACCACGCTGCCCTCCAATAATAAATTTTGTTCCCGCCTTAACAAGTGGTTCAGTCCACTGTATGACTCCGCCTGTAGCCATATTGATTGTTTTTATTCCGTAGAAGTTTATTCGCCAAGATGTGCCACCCAAGTGCTGAAAATCGTATAGATAACCACCTGTAACATCCATTACAACGTAGAACATCGGCACTGTAATATGACTCGGTATATTGAAATCATATGACGCTGAAGTTCCGTTAGAGTTAATATTAGGCAGTGTACGCTCCTCATCAATGTAGGACATTGGTAGCACACCCTGAAATACACTAAGCGTCCCACTTTTGACGCCAATCTCGATACCTGCGTTAATCATATGAACACTCCAATACGCACCCTGATATTCCCTGCAGCATCTTTAACAGTAATTTCCTCACCTGAAATAGTAGTGCTACCATTTTCACTTGTTGAGACAAACGTACCTAAGTTGGCACTAACAGCACTCAAGCTACCAATACTTGCTGTATCGATATGCGCCAATTTAATTGATGCATAATCCATAAACGCAGATTTCATATAAGCACCAACAGGGAAAACAGTGCCTGTATCTGGGTCGGTGTATGGCGTGTTGCGGAAATTGAATGGGTAGTAAGGTGTGCTTCCCTCACTAGCTGGACCTGCTAATGCAAATGAATCAGCCCTAATCACAAAGTTACTGTAATCAGTGCCTCCGCTTTCCTCAATAGCCAAGCCGTAAGACGAAATCACACCATCTGAATCAAGTTTAATCGTGTGCTGCGCTTTGATTTTACTTTCAGTCAGAACAAGTGAGTTTAGCTTCACTTTATCTGCTTCGATTTGTGTAACTTGCGAAGAAATAGCGGACTTCTGCGCATTTGCGTCAACCTTAGCAGCGTTTAGCTCTGCGATTTGGCTTGTATAAAGATCAATTAATTCCTGATTTTTATCAGGCTTCGCTGCCTCCTGTGTGCGCTTGCTAGTTATTTCTGCAATTCTTGCGTCATAACTATTTACTGCTGATGTTAATGCTGCTGTTTGTGCTTGCAGTTTAGTCGTGTCTTCATCAAGTCGAGCTTTCGCAATCTCATTCTTGAGTTTGTTTAGATCGCCAACAGCACTTACAACTTCAATGCTTGTCTGCTGACCATCCACATAACCCTGAAATGTCATAATCTCACCACCGATTGCATCAAGCCTGTCAGTAAAGACACCCTGCTCAAGCTTAATCGTTGCGATGTTTTGCGTTGCAGTATTCGCTTTATCAAGAGCCTCTGTTGCCGTATCTTGAGCTGCTTTTGCTGCTGCTGCGGCATCGGTTGCAGCTTTGTCGGTGACAGCAACCCATGCTGACCCATTCCAGCGCTTCGGCGTGTTTAGTCCTCCTGTTGTGTCAATCCATAAGTTTTGAGACAGACGCTTTTCTGCTGCGGGCGTGGTTGAGCCAAAAATAACCTCACCTTTATTACCTGCTGCTGTAGCTGCTGCACTGGCTGCTTGTTGTGCTGCATTTGCGACCTCCTTAGCTGCTGCTTCGGCTGCGTTAGCTTTAGCAGTTGCATCAAGTGCTGCCGCATCAATAGCCGCTTGCTTTGCAGCGTCGGCCTTGTTTTTAGCGTCTAAAGCTGCCGCTGCTTTTGCTGCTGATTCTGCTGCATTAGCTTTTGCGGTTGCATCATCTGATGCTGCTGCAATTGCTGCATCGGCTTCAGCTTTCGCCTTGGCATCTGCATAGGTTTTGGCTGCTGACTCGGCAGCGGCTGACTTGGATTGCGCATCCTGAACAGCTTGATCTGCTGTGTCTTTCGCAGTCTTTGTGGACGCTTGAATGATATCAAAACGACCAGCAAAAGCCTCATTGTCAGTCGCTCGCGCTGTTTCCAGTGTTACGATCGCTGCCTTATTTCCATCAACATCAACTTTTAGTGTATTGATGCGCGATGATAGTGCCTCATCCTCCTGTGCTCTTGCATAAGCTTCGGTTTGAACCAGTGCTTTTGTATTGCCAATTTCAGCAACAGTGGTATCAATGCGCTGACTTAAAGCCATGTCGTTTTCAATCATTGCTGATTGTAAAGTCCATGTTCCCGCAAGACCTGTCGATCCAATAAAACCCTCTGTCGAGCCGATCATGTCGGGGTACACTTGCGCATACACACCGTCAAGACGAGTGGTGTTTGCCTTAACCTTGTCGTCAACTTCAGCAATACTAGCATTGGTTTGAGTCAATGCTCCTGTGCTGGCTTTGGTTCCAAGTTCAGCGGTGACTTCCTCAATCTTGAGTGCATTCGCATCTGACTTTGTTGCTGAAGCGGTTGCTTTTTCTAATGCACTTGCTGCTGTGGCTGCCGCAGCATCAGCATCAAGTGTATTTTGATCTGCTACCGCCTTGACTTCGGTCACTAAAGTTGAAAGTGCTTGTGTGTCATCAATTGCGGTTTGAGCCTTGATCGTTGCTGACGCTGCATTCACCAAGGCTTCATCTGCTGTGCCTCGTGCTTCATCGGCTGTGGCTTGAGCCGCATCTGACAAAACTTTAGCTGCCGCAAGTGCATCGTCGGCCTTGTTTTTAGCGTCTAAAGCTGCCGCTGCTTTTGCTGCTGATTCTGCTGCATTAGCTTTTGATGTAGCGTCATCTGATGCTGCTGCCTTGGCTGCATCCGCTTCAGCTTTCGCCTTGGCATCTGCATAGGTTTTGGCTGCTGACTCGGCAGCGCTAGCTTTTGATGTAGCGTCAGAAATGGCACGGTCTGCTGTTTCTTGTGCAGTTAGTGTGCGACTATCTAGCGCGACAAGAAGCTGACTATTTGAGTCTGTGTCATTAACAACACTCTCTATGTCAAAACGAATATTCGCTAAAGCGGAATCGTTGATTGCCCGATAATCCACCAGCGCTTTTGCGTTGGCACTATCTGCGTCAGCACGCGCTTGCGACTCACTAAAGATATTGGCTTCGTTGTCGCCCACACGAGCGCTCATATTAGAAAGAGATTCAGTGAGTGCTTGGTCAGCATCAGCAAGTGATGTGAGCTTTTCACGAATTGATGCTGTATTTCCGCTAAACTCAACATTCAGAGAGTCAATGCGTTCTGAAAGTGCGCTATCCGCACTCACACGAGCAGTCTGTTCTGTGAAAATATCTGCGCTGTTTTTTTGGACTGATACTGTCAGAAAGTCAGTACGCTGTGCTTGATATAAGTCCCCCTCCTGGACAGCACTCATAATAGTCCATGTACCAGAATAGCCATTTTCGTTTCCGATCAAGTCATCAGTTGAACCAATCATTGCCGCATCAGTTACAACCTCAACACCAAGCACACGCTCTGCTAGTGCGCCATCTGCATCAATACGAGCATTTCGTTCATCAGAAACTAGTGCTTGAACATTCAAATTATCTTGCTTTGATTCTGCGCGTACTGTTTCAATCAGTAGTGCTTGTGCTGAATCGGAATCAGCTCGAGCTGTTGCCTCCTGATTAATTGCAGCAGCGTTTTCATCAACTTCAGCCAACACTGAATCAATACGCCGACTTAGTGCGCTATCTTCACTTGTAAGTGTGATCAATTCTTGCTGAATAGCAGCAACATTGCCATCAAAGCTTGAACTTACCATGTCAATACGCTGACTTAGTGCGCTATCTTCAGATAATCGCTCGGTTCTTTCAGATGAGATTGCGGTTGATGTTTTTGCTGCCTCCGCTAGAATTGCAGCATTTCTGGCGGCGGTCTCAGCGCCAATGGCGGTGTTGCGTGATGTAATTTCTTGTGCAATTGCAGACTGACGATCCTGTATTTCTTGAGCTAAGCCATCGTCTAAGTTTTGAATTGCTGTAACTCGTTGCTGACGTTCTAAAGCAAGCTCATCACTGATTTGATCTGTTTGAGTTTGAACAGCACTAATATTTTCAATCAAATTGCCAACATCACCATCAAGCCCTGCAATTGTGTCGATCTTATCGATCTTGGTTTGCAAGTTTTGGTGTAATTGTGACTCGGTGATTTTTCCTGACAAAATATCAAGCACAGCAGACGCATCGGCTGAGGTTGTTGCACTCGCATATTGCGACCACGGCCCAACATTCCCAATACGGTCAATCAATCGTCCGCGGAAATAACGCTTTAAATTTGGCTGCATTCCTTGAATTACATGGCTGTTTGTTGGGTATGCGAAAAGCCCAAGTTGCGCAGCATTGGCACCGTTTGCAGTGCTTGCAATCTCAATTTCCGTATAAGCGGTATCGAGCGCACCAGTCGCAGGGAAATTCCAATCTAAGCGATAACCAAACAAAATGCCTGTCGCTGCAATGTTGGCTAGGGCAGGCGGTAAACCTTGCTTGCCAGTCAATGCTGTCAGATTTGAATATGTTGGCAGAGAGGCAATATCAAACGCCGAAATCGCAGTAACACGCGCTTCATAGTTGCCCGCATAAATACCCTGCACTTCTATCGAGTTACTGCCAGAAATCGGCAACTTAATCCAGTTACCATCATCTTTGCGCCACTCGACTTGATACTTTGTGGCACCTTGCGCTTGATCCCAAGTAATCAGCATGGTTTCAACAGACAAGCCTTGCTGCACCATGTTTTCAGATGAAATTAAAACATTGGTGACAGGTGCTTGAGTCGTTGGATTGATGATTGAAATTGGACGATCATCAATGAATGCACCGAAATCAATCGCATCATATTTTGCTGATTCGTATTGCAAGCCTGTAATTGAAAACTGATGTTTGTCGTCTTGAGTAATACTCATGACGCGAAACTTCATCGTTTTTAAGTCTTGCGCATCAACGACCCAAACATTTTCTGCTGCAACGGATTCAAACGCCACTGTGACTGTGACATTTCGCCCAACTTTTGATGACACAATTCGCGTTTGCGCCTTGCCATTTTCACCGTTTACAACAAGTCGATCGCCTGCACGACACACCA